TCGCCATATTATCCCCTTTATGAAACGAACCCCGCCGAAGCGGGGCTGTCTCAAGGTGCGCCTTAGAGTGCTGAGTCGAAAAGCATCTCAACACCGAAGCTATCATCCAACTCGCCAACACCATAAACGGCAGTAGCGTTAAGCTCGAACGCGCGCAGTGATGCGTCACGCTGCGGCTCAATTTGGAAGTCGCGCTTCATAGCGATAGCGAGTGCCTCAGGTGCGAATACAGCGCCTTTAGCGTCATCGTTACCGTCAACGGTGATGTTTGCAGACTCGTAAACGTCGATGCCAGCGATTGTGCCGACATAAGCATTTACCATAGCAGTGTTCTGCGCGTCACCGCCATTAGGGTTAGCGAATGTATTAGTGAGGTTAGCCTTCAACTGATACGCTTGGAAAGGATGAACAACAGCCGCCATTGGGCCAGTTACCTTCGCAGCGCGTAGAGTTGCAGCAGCCTTAAACAGATCAGCAACGGTGATTTCTTGTGCAGCGGCACCCAAAGTGCTTGAGAAGCCATCGAACAATGCAATCAGGTCTTGATCCATCTTTGTGGCGATTGAGTTACCGAGAACAGTACCCAATTCTTCAGCAGGATTACCTGCGCCCATTGCAGCAACGTCAGTCAATACAACCTGCGCGCCAACTTCACCAACCGAGATGGTTACTGAGCTAGTGCTAACAGTTGTAGAAGACATGTCAGTGCCTTCGGTCAAATCAGCGGCAGCAATCGCAGGATACTTAGGTACTTGGATTGTTTTGCCAGCGTCAGCGCCGATATCGTATCGAGTAACCAAACCCATCATCAAAGACTGCTCTTCAGCAGTGAATCGGGCTTGCGCGATAATGTTGACGAATAGATCGTCTAGGGTTGTGCTAGTAGTAGCAGCCATTGTGTTTCTCCAAAACTAAAAAATGGTTAATTCGGTCACTTCGCTTTCTTCAACGCGGCATATGCTTCCTTGCCGCCGTTGTTCCAGTTTTCGACCATATCAGCCACCGATACAGGCTTCGGAGTAGAGCCACCAGCGTTACCCTGACTGCCCGCCCCTCCACCGGAGGCACGAACGAAATGCGGATTAGCCGTTAGGAAATCAGAAACCAACTCATCAACAGATAGTAGGTCGCCGTTTCCGTTGTATCGCGGGGTTCCAGAATCATCGAGAACTTCAACTCCACCGTCATCGGCTAGTCGAACTCGGTTCTTCAATAACTGCGACACCTGATCAGGGGATACCGCTTCATGCTTACTTGCTGCGCTTAACAGTGATCCATCGACCAATGTTTGTTGCAACTTCTGCTTGTATGCCGTGATCTCTTGATCTTTTTTCTCGACGGTTTGCTTCAGTATTGACTCGAATTCGCCGCGTTCCTTTTGGCGTTCTATTTCAGCCTGTTCACGCTCTTGCATGATTTTACGGGCTTCATCTAAGTCGATACCTTCGAGTTTCTTATCCGCTTTCCTGCGTTCTCGCGCTATGCGATCAGCAACAATGCGGTCTAACTCTTCTTGCGTAAACGTCTTGCTTTCCTGAGTAGTTTCGGTCGTCTCAGTCTCGACAGCTTCATCCATGACTTCTTCGCTCATGTAACGATTATCCTCTAATGAGTAACACGCCGAGTGTAACCCATCGCGGTATTTTTAATCCATCACTTTTTCTTGCCCGACTTTTTCTTCTTTTTCTTCTTCATCTTCGACGCTGGGCTGTTGTAATGGTTTGGCATTCTTCTTTCCCTTCTTGGTTTTTGGTTTCTCGATTGGCAGCAATTCATCAATCACTGCGTGTAATTCTTTGAAATCATCCGACTCGGTATCCGGTGCGGCTGCTTCTAGCGGTTCGATCAGTTGCCGAATAGCCGGGGGGATTGGCCTTCTGGCGCATAGGTTTGTTGCGCGATCTAGTTCTTTGCTCATGTCACTCCACTATCGGTAACCAGTGATGCCGACAATTATACCCGCCTCGGACGATAAAAGGGTCACCAGGTGCCTTGCCAGCCCAAGAACCTTGCCAGATGTCATTGATTTCATCTTCTGTGAACGTCTTTCCTACATGGTCGCGGCAGAACTGTCGGCTGTCTCGTATAACGTCGCCATAGTATTTGAACTTAGTTACACCGGCTTCATTAGCGGTGGCTTTAGTTATCGACGCGCTGTACTGGGCTAGGCTGTCATTCGCCATCTGCGTGGCATAACGACGCATGTTGTTACCCAATCGGTCGCGGGCATAGATGTTTTGCAGTTTATCGACTGCATCTTGCTGCACTTTCCCGGTAGCTGTCTGCGCTACCTCGACCAGTTGCCTCGCTTCTTCATCATCGGATTGTTGATATACGCCATTGATTTGACCGCGTAACTCAACGATGAGATCAGCTTTGCTTCGGCCTGTTAGCGTGGATTGGTATATGCCAGTTGCTAAGGTATCTAGCTGCTGATCGGCGATTGCTTGAAAGCCTTGGAATGATAACTGCTGCAATGCTGAGATCGCTTCGGGTGCTACCCGCGTGAACGTGCCGAACTCGGAAAGCATCGCGTACTGTCTGCTGGCAACGTCAATATACTCATCGATCATAGCTTGCGCTTCAGATAAGAAATCGACCTCCATCAACCGGCGAACTTCTTGCCTAGCCTGAATCGACCATTCCAAATCGAATAGCTTGCCGTCGGTATCAGGTGCACTGTTAACGTAAGACGTTATGTTCCCTTCTAGGGTTTGCAATACCCCAGCCATGCGGCGCTGATGTTCGTCAGTTAACCGCTCTAGGAAATCCGCGTAATCATCATTCGCCGCCATTATCAGATGGCTCAATCAGTTCGTCGCCGCCGGGGACTTCATCAAGGCCGATCTTTTCACGAACCTCGTTGAGACTAACCGCGCCGCTGTCGATGTGATACTTGTAGATCTGAGTACGTTCTGAGAAATCACCCACCGCTCTTGTGCTGTCGATTATCTCTTCATGCGCTTGTGCCAGCTTCTCATCGTCTAACACTAGATCGGCAATCTGCTTGTCGACTTCCTGCATCATTGTAAGAGAACGTACACCACTGGCTCTAACCTGCTGCAAGAACAATAGCTCTTTGTCGTAATCGCGTAGATCAAACGCATCGGGGTAGAACACCTCAACGTCAGGGGTTACACCCAGCCAGTTGCAGAAATACGTCCAGACATGCTCTTCGGCTAACTCTAACAAATCAGCCTTCTCGGATAGCTTTGCGTTAAGCATTTGGAACTCAGTCTGCATCGCTACGCCTGATTGCGTGATTGCTTCGGTTCCTCGTACTGCGCCCATATGAGCCATTCGGTTGATAGCCTCAACCTTGTCCTTGATTGATTCGCGTATCGAATCGATATTCTGACCGCTAGGTTGTAACAGATACGGCTTTAACCCTGCATCGCTATCTTCGGGCAAGTTGATAACCGAACCAGCACCAGCACTCGCGTCTGCGTCATAAGTCTTAACCAGTGACGGATGGTTGCTGATACGAATAAGCTGCTCGATCTCACTTAACTCTTGATAAATAGCCTTCTGCATTAACGCAACGTCACTTAGATCGCTAATGCCTACGCCTCGGACAACACTGCGCGCAGCAGGTAAGAATGCCGCTGGGATCTTGCCCAATGGATTGGGTACTTCTTCAATCTTTGTCTCAGCGTGGCCGTCATCTTTCCAGAACTCGATGGTGTCTTTGCGCCACAGCCTGTAATAACTAACGGTCGTTGTGGCATCTTCACGGTCTACTGACTCGCGCAGCTTGAGATAGGTAAGTTCAAACCGCCCACTAGGGGTGCGCTCATACTTCCAATCAAATACGTTCTCAGGCGTGAACAGCGTTACATATGGCCGAATGTCTTGGTCTAGTTCTTCTGCTCGCGTCTGCGCGTTGCTTTGCGGCTTATCAACTAGAATCCAAACGTGACCATACACCGACGCCCAGATCTGCGCTTGCTTCATAAACGAATTAAAGTTCATGCCATCAAGATCAGCGTCACTGATGAATGATTGCAGCGCGGGGTTATTAGCCAGACTGTTATAACTTCTGACCGGCGGTACACGCCACAGAAACGATGAATAGATGTGAACAATGTTCCGGCAGTGGTTATCTACCGGAGTGAGTGAGATGCGACGGTTGTAATCGTCTTTTGATTCGTTGAGATAGCCAGTCAGATATGAACCTGCTTGGTAATCCTCGCCGCCCATGTATGAGCGCAAATACAGCTCCCATCGTTCTTCATTCTGATCATAATCGGGATGCTGGTATTCAAGAAATCGCATTAACTCCACCTCACCGGCTGCGGTACGTCGTGTTCCTTACGAATCGGGAACATATATTCAATCAAGTAACCCAGTGCGTCGTTCATGTGATCGAACCCGTCATCCTTATTCGGCTGGCTGGTGCCTTCTTTGTACGTTTGACGCTCTAGGCTGTTGACTACGTTTTTACAGTTGGGGCTAACAAATAGCCGCCGCTCTTGTTCGCTCGATAGCAGTCTGCTATTCACCGCGTTGATTCTATCACGAATCGCTGGGTGTCTTGTCCTAACTTTAACCTTGAAGCCCGCGTTTTGCAGTATGTTCAGATCCGTTCGACTCCCTGCGGATGTCTTACGCTGCGCCGATGCTGGGTCTGGGTAGATAGTGATTGGCTTGTCATTGTAACGCTGCCTGATCTCATCGACCATCTCATCGGTGTTCGAGCCATACATCACGATCTCATCAATCGCGTGTACTACCCCGCCATCCCTAACGCATACAACAGCCGACATCGGCTCGACGTTAAAGTCCATCCCAATATGCAGATCTTCGATTGGGCCTTTGTAGGTCTTAACTGACTGTTCACGGTTGAAGCCGTAGTAAATGATCCCGCTATAGTTAACAAACCTCGCCTCATACTCTTGCTGAAACGTGCGCTCATCCAGGTCGTGCTTTGCTGCCTCGATCTCTTGCGCTTCTACGTTACCGCCCTCGATGGTCGTATATTGGAACGCTTGCCACGACTCGTAGCCATCAACGCCCCTAGTCCATAGGTCATAGAAGTGGTTTCTGCCTTTCGGTGTTCCAATAAATAACGCCGAACCTTTGCGGTCTGATAGCGATGGTCGCAACACTTCATACCAAGCCTCTGGCCGCATATCCGCGAACTCATCCAGAACGACAAAATCTAACGCCCTGCCGCGCAGACTGTCCGGGTTTTCGGCACCTTTTAGTGAGATGGTTGACCCATTGCGAAGTGTGATGGTGAGTGATGTTTCGTTCTTGCGCTCAATATAGCCATCAGGAATTGACTCGATCAGCATTGCCCAAGCGATTTCTTTAGCCGCTTTGTAGGTTGGTGCAACATACCAGCAGTTGCGGCTTCTAGCGCCTAGGGCTACCCGCAACAGTTCGTAAATACATAGGAACGTTTTGCCGAATCGTCTACCCGCTACAACTACCCTGAACCGGCAGTTGCGAAAAAAGATATCATCCTGCGGCTTGGTTAGCTTCATCGGCTCGCTGTATCACTATCGGTTGCAAGTCAATCGGCGCGGCTTCTGGCTGATCCATCTGGCCTAACCAATTTTTGCCTAGCCATATAAGCTGGGTGTTGTCCCCGTCCATTGCTTTGGTGTACTGCCTACGTCTGAGGCTCATTTTGCCCGCTGCGCTCTTTTGTTTGAAATAGTCCGAAAAACCGATGCCGTGATCGCGCTTACACGCTGCGTTTAGGGTGTCGTAATCCACACCAAGAACTGCTGCTTGTTCTTCGCCAGTGCAGTGTATCTCGCACATCGTATCGACTTGGTGCCAGTCTATTTCAGCCAAGGGTCTTGCCATTAGTTGTTAAAGCTTCCGTTTGTTCTGCTGGGGTTATCGTGGCGCTCGACCATAGCTTCTAATGCTCTGATCCGGCTAGGCGGGGGCAGGTCTGAATAGTAAAAGACCCGCTTGCTTGCTGCTGTATGGGCGGTTCCTGTATGAACTTCGCCATTCGGCATTGTATGAACCTGACCCGCGTATATCGTGCCATCTTGATTGAACAGTAATACACCACGCATTTACTTTTCTGCCTCCAAGAATTTAAGCCGCGACTTTATCTCAACAAGCTGCAACTCTAGCTCCCTGACCCGTTGAACGCTGGCGTTCACTTCAGGCGGGGGCGTGAAGTTGTCAATCCAGTTGTCGTTTTCTTCAACCTCGATCATCATCATAGCTTGTTCGCGCTCTAACAAGCCAAGGCGTTCAGTGATACCAAAGTATGCCCAAACACCTACAGCCGTTGCTCCAACCAAACTAAGCAAGTTTTTCAGCGGGATCGTCAGTTCTGAATCTTCGGAAACCTTAGCCACCAGCCTTGCCCTTCACTTTCTCATATCCGCGAATGCCTGACATTCCAAGCATTCCCAATAGAACCGGATACAGTAGATCCGATTGTATCTCAGGAACAGGCAACCAAATGCCCAGGAATGGGCTGACCACTACGTTGTAAGCCAACCCAATCCAACAGATATGGCCGATCATTGGTCGCCAGCTTCGTTGTAGCCAGTTACCGCCAGCCTCGACTTTGGCTAGCTCGATCTGCGCTAGGCTTAGTTCCTGCGCGTGATTGTCTGCCATCGTTGCGATTTCATGCGCTAACTGCGCCCGCTGGTCTTTATCCTCGATGAACTTATCGAGAATCCCCGCTACAGGCCCGACCAGTTCTTTAACAATGCCTATTCCCATAAGATCGCGCTCTTGCTCGTTATGGTCAAAATAAACTCTTTGCCAACCTTTGCAAAGAATTCTCTACAGGTCGCCTTGGAATTGTAAACCATCGGCACCGTTTTTGTAATCTCCCAGCCGTTACCTAGCCCGATGCAGCCGTGTAGCTCTTTCGGCCAGTTTGCGGGGTGGATCAGTATATGGCTGCGATCAGGCACGTTGGTTAACTCTACGACGCCCTTAAATCTGTTGCCGTCGAATGGCTGACACTCATAGCTCGCTTCGGGTACGCATGACTCCCACGGCTTATTGTCTAACCAAGGCCGCTCTACGGTGTAGCAGTGAAACCCGCAATCCGATGTCAGTTCACCGAACGTCCCATCTTCTAAATACGCCAGCCGTTCTAGTTTTACAGTCTTCATATCACCTCAACATAGCAAATCGGGTATTTTAACCCTTTTGCTACCCTAAACGAAAGGTTTACTTTTGGTTGGGTTTTTGTAATTATTTGCGGGTCAAAACAACTAAGAGAATCAAATGAACGACACATTTTTTCGCGCTACTCAGGCGCTCAACAAACTGCCCGAAATCTTTAGCAACGGATCGACCAAGCGCATACCGCGCAAGCTGACCGATAAAGAAATCGACCGCATCTGTGAACTTTACACGCTGGGATGGTCTAAGCCAGACATCGCTTTAGAAATGAACATGCACCAAAGTACGGTGTACAACGCGGTTCGCCGCTTTCTACGCTCGGAGTCAAACTAGTGAAAATACGATATATCTTGCTGGCCGCGTTAACCTTGATTCTAATGATGCAAGCCTCGACGATGGCTTTCGAGGATGAACTGCAAGAA